TCGCTCCCGTCCTCCACACCCGTCCAAACTCTCGCAGTCAGGGCCCCGTCTCCGCACGCCCATCCCGCCTCGCTCGGCTCGCATTCGGTGCCCCGGCCCGAGTCGCCACTGACGTTCGTCTTCTCGTCGCAGTTTATCCTTTCCATGGCACGGCCCGTCGAGCTCGCCTGTCTGCGCGCCTCGGTCGCTCGCTTCTGGTGGCTCTTCCTGGCTCGCCACAGACTGGCCCTGGTACGCCGTTACCTTGTGACGCACAGACTGCATCGCCTGCCGCTCCCGTGGCCTCCAGAGGAGTGTCTGTCTCTGGATCCCGATCCGTACGCCGGATTGCACGACACTCTTGACATCTGTCTGCGCCGAGGGTGGCCACACCGCGGTCTCACGCGCGCGGGCACCGGTACTCTTCCTTTAAAACACACCCGTCACCGTTTTGTGTCTTTTCTCGTGCCTTTCTGTACATCTGATTTCATTTAACTTTTCCTCTTTTTTTCCCCCTCGAAAATTTCCGTCTCTGTCCTTTTCGCCTCTCGCAGACTTCGACCCGCGTCCGTACTTTCCCACCGCCACCGTCAAACTGCTGCCCCTCGGAACGGTGCGCTTTGCCAAACCGCCTCCGGACTCGAACCAAGTCTGCAGCTGGCTCACCGGCACCTCCCCGCTAGTCATTCTTTTACAAGGACCCGACGGTAGTCTGTATTGCCACGATGTGTTCAGAGGCCGTCTGTACCTGATCTCCCACTCCGTGTCGATCTTCCTGAAGCTCGGTCTTCGTCACTGTGAACCCGTCTACACAGCGCCCAGGTGGAGACACGTTCAGCTGCCAAAGATGTGGATCCCTAAAGCGCCGGCCTCACGCACCCTCACGCAGACACTCGCGGTGGCGGCCACTCACGGTCTCGGTCCGTTATACACCCTCCTGCAGATACACCGAGGGGTCACCTGTTCCCTGATACACCCGGTGCACGGGCACAAACTAGATATGATCTTAACGCACCGGTCGTTTCGAGAGGCGCCCTCCCGCGCGGTCATGACGTCCGTGACCGCACAACGCATGCTCGATCGGCTGTGCGGGCACCAGGCTTGGTTGCCCATAGGTTACCTGGTTCAGATGCCGCACATCCACATCGCGATCTCCAGCGACGCCGTCGTCACCGCCGTGGACGTCCGAAAAAACTTCCTCTGGCGGATCGCGGACGACGCGTTGCTGTTGCTCGTCACGGGCAGTCTTTTGCTCCTCTCGCGACCCACCGACGACCTCGGATCTTGGAGATGCTTAGAGACGTCCCCGCCCGCAAACGGCCCGGCCTGTCTGGAGGCAAGGAGCCCGCCGATTCCAACATACCCCCTGACCATCAACGCGTGGCCGTCTCCCGCAGCCGGCGACGGCCACGCTTCCGACACGGCGCACGCAACGAAAACCGTCACTCGGGACAGAGAACCGCGCGAGGTCGCCGGATCAAACTCGCGGCGACCTCGCCCCTCCACGAAGACGCGCTGCCCGAACTACGCTCTGGAGGCACGTCTCCTGGCCTGCTGGACCGACACCGACACCGATAACGACACCGACACCGACAGACGCGCCCTACCGCGTTCTAGGACTTTCTGTTGTTAACGCCCCGACAGAGAAACGCGCGCGCTATAAAAAACTAAAATAAAATCAATAAATAAAAATTAAAAAAATCAAACCTCATCAAGTGTGATCCACCGTCCGTGTGTGTTTGACAGCGTATGTGATTGCGTGCGTGTGCGTGTGCATGTGCGTGTACATGTGTGCGCACGTGTGTGTATTAAATAGTGCGTGTATATTACAGGGAATGTTTTTCACGGTGTGTGTGTGTGTGTGTGTGTGTGTGTGTGTGTGT